AATTTCTATGACCCAAGAATTGGATAAATTAAGAGAAAAATATTTATCTTTATCTCAACAAGATAAAGATAAATTTTTATTAAGTTCTCAATTATTTTCTCCAACAATAATAATAACTTGCCAATGTAAGGACGCTTTTGGTCTAAAAGGCAAAATATATTTTGCTGGCAAAGAAGTATCTACTGATAATGCTGATATGCAATATGGTATAGTTAGTTTGCAATATACTTTACCACTTAGAAAACTTTTAGACAAAAATAATCCATCCTAATTTAAGTGAATCGCCTTCCCATCTGCTATTCTATCCCCAAACCATATAAAAAATCAGATTTTGGCAATATCATAGACCGCCTTATTAATAAAACCAAATTAAGGGTTAATGGCAATGGTATTAAGATGGGGATGTTTGGCAGGGAAGAAATCATTGAGCGCCTTGGCAAGAAATTCAAAGTCCGTGTCTTTGCCCTATTCGGCAAGGTCAAGATTGAAATTGAGGAAATTAAATCCGCTTAAGTGGAATGCCTGATTTTGTAGTAACTTGAAGCCCCGAACATCTGCACCGCCAGAACCGGCCGAATTGTTTTTTATAACTTTGGCAATAATTACACCATAAGTTATCCGGCTGGCTTTCTTTCAAAGTAGGTTTGGCTCTATACCTATATATAATAGACTTATCGGAAGTCTCAATTTGGGGCATATAATACCTTCATATTTACCTTAAATCCCTTATCTTGGGGCTGTTATAGGGCAAAAAAGGGTGGTTTTGGGGCTATTGCAGGTTTGTTGCCTTTATCTTGGCATTCATCACCCTATCCACTGCCCTATCGGATAAAAGCCATCCATCATATTTAGCAGTTATGGTTTCTCCTGATTTTATCTTGACAAGTTCGGCTTGATCTAATACATAAACAGATATTCGGCTACAACCGCCCAAAACTGTCAAGGAAATCAGAAGGAGTGCCATCAGGTTTATTCGCATTGTCCAAATCCTTTCGTGCCTGTTCTGCCTGCTTGCGCCGTTCTGCGGCCTTGCGGCCAAAGTATTTCCATAGGCCAATAATACAAAGCAGGACAGAACCGATAATCCCAAGTATTGAAGTTAGCATTTTATGTATGAACCTCTATATGGTGTTTTTTACATAACCAAACTACTTCTAAAGGTCTTTTATAGTTTGGATGATGTCCTTCAGTCCTCGTTATCCCACAAATTGCACAAGGCATTTTATTTAATTTACCCGCTCTAATAGCATTATGAACAGTGTCTTTTGCTAATCGCTTAATACGATTTTTAATGTTATATCTTGCTTGAATTGCTTGTCTAATTGCTTTTCCTTCTGATGTGGCATATCTTTTATGTGCTAATTCGTAAACCCTTTTCCGATTCTTTCTTTGCCATTCTATCGCCCATTTAGAACATTGTTCTTTATGGGTTTCTCTATACCGTTTATTTACTAATCTCTTTTTCTCTGACCTATTGTATTTTTCTATTGACTTTTTTCTTGACGCTTTCCTTTCCGCTTTTGTCATCATACTTACCTCCTTTTATGAGATAAGTATATCATCTTTTAGCGTATAAATCAATGGCTATTTTGGAGATGTAGTTGACCGAATAGCATCATCGTCAACGGTTCTATTTAACGCTATGTATTTCCCGACAAATTTAATAATCTTTTCCAATACCTCATTGTCCTTGATAGTTGGCGTCATCTTCACAATGATACTTGCCGCACCTATTATAGCCGCTATTGCTTGTGCCATCTGAAACCAATTCGTCTGAAACCAAGCCACCATTGCTCCTATGTTCATTTTTTCACCCCCTTATTTTCTGTTCCGCCATTCCCTAATATATGCTTCACCGTGACTATATCTTTGTGCAAGGAATGTTTTATAATATCTGGCATTCCGCACATATTAATTAACTTCTGGTGGTCATCCAGAATGAAGTTTATCTTTTGGATTGCGCCTATTTTTAAAGTTAATGTTTCAATCATTCATTCTTCCTCAATTCTGCCACCGTTGCTATATCTTTGTCTGTTTTACGCTTTGCAAACACAGACCATTTACAATTACTGCGTAGGCAAATTATCTTAAAATCTTCCCACGCACAGAGATTATAATGGCAAACAGGACATTCAAATCTATTTTTTCTTAAATCTTTAATCATTTTTTTATAGTCAACACAAGCGTATCAATTTTATCCCTAATATAAATAAGGTTTTCTTTTATGTTTGTAATATCACTTTCGGTATTGCAAAGACGCTGTGTATTTATATTTATCTGTTTTTCCTGTTTGGCAATTATTTCTGAATGATTATTAACAATCGCAAGTAATTTTCCTGCGCCAAAAACAATTATCGCAAAGGTAGTAAATATGGTAATGGAGATTTTAACCCAATCCGCAATATCCAATTTTATTCTTGACCCGTTAATTCTTCTATCTGGGACTATTTTTCCATTGTGAAGTTTTATATTGCCCATATTTTTTCTCCTTTTAATAAGACATAACATATACAATTCCAGCCGCTCCATTACCACCTGCTCCTGAATTACCTGTAGCGTTCTTTGAAGCCCCACCACCACCGCCACCTGCACCATAAGTTGCTCCGTTGCCACCTATTCCTGCATTTGTAGTAGTTGAAGCACCACCACCACCGCCACCGCCACCACCCCATACTAAATTAGTAGTGGAAGCAGTCCCATTGCCACCTGCTCCGCCAGAAGTGCCAGCCGAGCCGCCAGCAAAACCTGCCCCATCCTTATATCTTCCACCTATTCCACCACTACCACCATCAGTGGCGACATTAGATGTAGATATGTCACCTGCACCACCACCACCGCCACCATCATAAGTTCCATCTGAACCATCTTGACCTGTGCCACTATAAAAAGCAGTGCCACCACTACCGCCATTACCCCCCAAAGCAGTTACATAAGTTCCAAAACTTGAATTTCCACCAGTAGTCCCAGCATTTCCATTAGTGCTATCTGCGGTTACAGCCACACCGCCTGCATTTCCTGCCCCTATTGTAACTGCTACAGTCCAAGTTAAGTCAGAAGCATTAAAACTACGAACAACATAATCACCATTATTACCACCAGAACCACCACCTCTGGCAGTATCATTTGCGCCCCTTCTTCCTGAACCACCGCCACCGCCACCGCCCAATAAATAAACCTCAACAATTTTCATATTGGAAGTTGCAGTCCAAGTTCCAGAGGAAGTGAATATTTGAACATTTGCCGCAGGATTTGTCCATACAGGATTAGCACCTACTCCTTGTGTAGTTAAAATATATCCTGCTGTCCCTGCGCCTAATCTTGTCCAAATAGTGCCGTTAAAAAATACTAAATCTCCCTGCGCCTGACTTGAAATAATTAAATTAGTGGCAATAACATTTGATAATAAACTGCCATCCAATGCTGGTATTCTTGCATTAGCATCAAGTTTGACTAATTGATTTGCGGCCGTTCCATAAGGAAGATTTGCTATTGGGATGACCCCTGCGCCTGAAGGGATATTTGCAAATCCTGTCAAGGCCGTGCCACTGACTTTTAAAGCGGTGGTAATTTGAGCAAGTTTAGTATCAACTATTGCGGCCGAAGCAGATACTTTCGCATTGGTAATCTGTAGGTCGCTATCTGTTCCTAAAGCGATAGCATCCCAATTAGCCCTAATTAATGCTGGGGTATCCTTGAGTTTCTGATTGTCTGTAGGTTTGCTCGCATCCCAAGCACCAAAAACAGAATTATAAAACAATAAAAATCCAATAATTAAAAATCCTAATCTTTTAAATTTTAACATCTTCAACCCCCTTTGTGATTTGTTCCGCCTTTTCGGCGTGTATTACACTATCTAAAACTATTTTTTCCAAATCAGGTATTTTAATTCCTTCCTTAACTCCAACGGTATAAAAATTCCTTTTACTTACAACGCCTATTTCTCTTAATTGATACTGCAATATGCCATCTTTAAATGTTCCATCCTCATTCAGTTCAATAATTAACCTAAGTGGTATTATTTCTTTAGCCATATTTTCTCCTATCAGACTCCGTGTGCGTGAAAATCAAAAGCACCTATTTGTGCTGTTCCTGACAAATCATATAATTTAACTGTGAAACCGGTAATACTTGGCACTACGCTGAATTTATGCACATATCCATCACCACTTAAAATATCTATATTTACAGAAGGATTTTCGTGGAATACTTTTGAGAAAGTGACTGCCTTGCCATCTGCGGCAACTGAAACTGTATCATTTCCAAACACATCTATGTCCGGCAAATCCGCATAGGAATTGAATTCTGAACACTGCAAAACCTGTGCAGTGGAAACTCTGTTCATTGTCATTCTTAATTGAAACCAACGGCACTTATAATCTCCGGCCTGCCAAGGCAACCAAGCCGTCCAAGTATTCACATCAGGGTCAACTCCATCCACAGAAGTTCTTATTTCAAAAGTAGTAGCGCCTGCAATTTCTTCGCCAAGAAACCTCAATGTTTCACTATCAGCAAAAGTTCCCTCTCCAAAGTCTTGCCAAGTCGCATCTCCAGAAACAGTTATTATAGTTCCTACTCCAATTTTGAAAGTAGCAACAAAGCCAATATCCCTTACCGGAGCAACATAAGTTCCTGTTAAATAGGTAGCATCAATTTCAAGATTATTCCCCACTTTAGAAGTGTGTGTTTTTGTGCCTGCCCAACCGGTCTGCTCAGAATAACTTATTATGATATTGGTGAAAGGAATATTGTCTATCGTAATGACCGCCACTTTGGCAGTTGTGGAATAGTTGCCAGAAGTATCTATTGCTTTTATCCAATATGATTGTGAAGCACCTGTTCTAAAATTGAGAAGTATCAGATTATTATTTTTTATATTACTTGCCAAAACTTCTGCGGTATCCCAACTTCCACCGCATCTTATTTCATACCCAGAAAGGTCAATATCAGTAATGTGTATCCACCCAAAATATAGCCTATCCCTACTCTGGTTTACCAAAAAAGTAGTTACATTACTCGGCGGCGCTGACTTGCCTATTAATTGTATGGTTGACTGTGGTGAATTGGCAATGGCATTTTCTAATCTATTATAGGCCACACTCGTTACTGCCACTTTATAAGTTATCCCATCAATTAAGTTTCCAATAATGGCAAAGTGAATTCCGGAAGTTTCTCCTTTGTATCCCCAACTTGCACCATTGTCATCAGATAGATAAATCTTCGCCTTTTCATAGGCCAGAACTTTTGTGCTGTCAATCGGCTTCTGAAACCACACATCTATTACATTCTCAATCGTGCCATCATTAAGTTTAACCAATCTTTCAGTCAAAGTCAGGCCTGCAACATCCGGAGTTTCAAAAGTAAGCGCAGAATAATTATTATCCGGCAGAACGATGGTATCAGTGTTATAAACATCTTCATCGTATTCTATGGCATTTATTTCCACTTCATTATTTCCAGACCTTTTCAAAGCCACCACCCTGAACGGTTTGATTACTATATTCTCCAAACCTATGGCATAGACATCATACATTAATGGTTGCTGTCCGAAAGCATCATTGACATTTATATAATTCCAAATGCCTACATCATTGGAAACCGTCCTTTCTTCCTGCGTATCATCGCTGAACCTTATTCTAATTCTGTAGGTTTTGCCACTTTCAATTGTTATATCGCGGTCTAAATATATTCTTGTAGTGGTGGAGTTGGCCTGAACCCTGCCGGAAAATCCCCATTGTGGCACATCGTGGCTAACATTTATCAAATCTCCGGCCTGACAAGCAATCGCATCTATACCTGCCTTCAGCGTTATTGTCCTGTTTATATTCTTGGCTATGTTAAGGACATATCTGCCTTCCCGGATACATTGACTTTGCCTTGTGCAGAATAATCTTAATGATTTCTTCCTCACCGGATCACCTACGGCAAGTGCCGCCTCATCTTGCACCGAGATAATTTCCTGTTTATAGTCCTTGTCTTTATCCAAAAACTGTATCTCTATGACATTAGGAATTTCCTTTATTGACTTCCAATTCTCCTGAAAACTGTTTGCTATGATATTGCCCATACCGAACATTTGAACAGGAGTATCTGCCTTATCTATTTTTAATTTTATAGCGCCTGCCGAATAAAAAGGAAATGTTCGGAATGTCGCTGTCAACTGGGTTATTAAATCCAATGCTCTTGTGGAACTATCTATAACTATATCTAATCTAAATCTTTTTTCATATCCGCCTTCACCATCGCTAACTCTTTCTTCACAGTATTTAGCCATCTCTAATAATTCAGCATTATCAAGCAAGGATGCAGTAATATAATCACCCAATCCATATCGGGTATTGATAAGTAAATCTTTCATACACCATATTGGATTGGCAGAATATTTGGTTACATAAGTTGAATTATCCCAAGTGCATTCGGCATCATCACTAAATCTTTTCCAAGCACTCACTCCATCCCAATAATAATTTTCCCAATCTACTTCTGCGCCACCATACATTATTTTCGGGACACTGATTTTTTTCGCCTTGAGCAATACTGTAATATTAGGCACAGCGCCATTCAATTGGTCTGTGGCCAGTGCTTCTATTCCCAATACTGCCACATTCGGATATATCAATGGCTCATCTTGAGTAATCTCATCTATGCCCATAAGATATAAATCACCTTGTTTCATCGGGTCTAATGAACTATCGTCGGAAGTTCTGGTAACCCTGATATCGTATTGCCCTGCGGTAAGACCAGCCTTGCGGTATACCCTGCGCACATTAGACCTTGATAAAGCACTTATGGTAGTGCTGACAGGAGTTGACCAGTTATCTTCATCCCCATTACCTACATTATAAACTCTATATTCTACCGAATAAGTTACTGACCAAGACTGTATGTTGCCACCAGTGGGTTGTTGAAATAAACCGCCTACCAAAGTTAAGTTTAATTCAAAGGCAGTAACATCCGTTTTTACTGTGGTCTTTTTTTGTTTATTGTTTTTTGTAAGATTAATATTAAAAGATTGGATACTGTGGCTATCGTTGAAATTAGATATTGAAGTTTGGGTATTTGTGCCTAATCTTTCGGTAAGAGTAATACCAGCAAAATTGGCAGAAGGGTTTTCGTTTATTTCAACATCTCCAATATCCTCTATCTCGCCCTCACATAAGGCCAGCAATATGTTCAGATATTGTTTATCCCCATCAGTGCGGATAAATTGATTGATTATATTTCCGCCTACCCTGTGTTCTCCATAGACAATCGGAATAGGAATTCCGACATCCTGCATAGTTTGTATCCCATCCCATCCATAAGTCGGACTTCCCTCATCAAGCCCCTCACCAGTTCCAAATGAAGGTGTGCGCGGTTTTTGAAATGCAGAATAAATTGAATATATAACCATAGCGGCCATTGCCGCGTAGGCTACAACAGCATAAATTAGTTCAGCCCACCACGGAAGCCACCATATAACAGCAGGCACTTTTATTTCTGGAGTTAAAATTATCTCATCTTTATCCTTTAAGACTATTCCTAAATCCTGAACTCGCCTGCCAGTTACTATTATTCTTAATTCATTATATTCAAATCCGCATTCCCCAAGATAAGAAAGTAAAATCTTATTCCTATTAAAAGGCAGTTTGATTTCTTTGCGACCTTCATTTTTGAAGATGTCAGGAATTAGTTTAATTGTTATCATTTTTTAAACCTGTAATAACCACTTAATCTATGTTTTTTATCGTCGCTAACCTTACTTATTACCGTTCCTACCTTGCAGGTATGTATGAACCTATTACCATCAAGCATTACTCCGGCGTGATTTACTATCCCCTTGCCATTCTTGAATGTCACCACATCAAAAAATTCTGGTTTATTAATTTCCTGCCATTGCTGATGAGCATTCTCTATGAAGTAATTCCTACCCTGCCAAGACCAATCCTTGTCATAATCATCATTTATATCAATGAGCGATATTCCGAAATCCTTGTAGATATTAATAATAAGCCCGTAACAATCAAGTCCATCCAATCCTCTACCCTGATGTTTATAAGAGATACCAAGATATTTTGTGATAATATCTTTTTCCGTCATACGAATATTCTATGAGTAGGTACGCTTGGAAAACCGCCATATCTGGCTATATTGCTCATAGTAGTTTTGCAGGTAGCCTTACGCTTATCACAGGTAGATTGTCCATTGGAATATCCACATTCTATTGACTTAAATTTCCATCTACAATAATTCCTGTTATATCTGCCCAGTGGCAGTTCCAAATCAAGAATGTCATACTTGCTTGATAATACAAACTCCACCGTATCTTGTGAAGCCGTATAACTATCTATGTAATAAATAAACTTTATATTGGCATCAATGTCAGCCAATTGGTTTGCCCAAACTAAAGTAATCGTAATCTTCTTGCCTCTTAAATCGTATGTTTCAAGATAACCTTGTATCAGTCTATTTACATTGGCTACTGAAACCTTGAAATTATCAATTTCTCCTTGCGAGTTTTCTCCTATCTCATCGTGCTTTATAGGAAATCTGGTATAAGTTATACCATCATAAGTTATATCGGTATCGTATTCGGCAAGATATAAGTTTGTCTCAAGGTTATAGGTTTCGCCATTAGCCATTATATTTTTACTTAAAGTAATATCAATGGTTGAATTTATAGCCGTGATTATTGCATAAGTATCGTCAATGGTATTATGAATAGTCCGCCCGACATCACCGACCACAAAGTTTGCTTCTGTATCTACGAGATGATTTGTTGAGGTAGATGTGGCAATTCCTGAAATTCGCAAACTATCATAATCGTGGATTGTATAAAGGTAGATTGGCTGATTAGCCGCTTTATTTTTCTCTGATTTAAAGGTGCTATCTAATGTATACATTTATTTCACTGCTTGAAGTGTAAATTCTATATCATACAATCCATATACGGTATTACTAATTGTCAAACTATCTTCCACAAATCTGACTGTCTTGGTGGCGGCTGAAATAGGGTGCGTCCAAGTGAACGAAGTCAAAGCACCTTTCTTGGCATTGAATAAAGTCAGTATGGTATCCTTATCTGTGCTATCCCTATTTTTATATACAAGGCGATATTTGGTCAATGAACTTGCCCATTTTTGCCTTCTCTGTTCAACTCCATTTTCAAATTGTGATATGGCAGTGCTATATTGTGGAGTTTCATCAAAGACATAATCCGGATTAAGGAAAAAATCATCCATATCTTTTTACATCTCCTCTTAAACCACTATTAGTCCGCAAGGCATTACTAATAATTCCTTCTATTGTTTTTTTATTCCTGATAATATCCTGCACGTCCCACGCGTGTATGACTATAATAGGCTGGTTGATAATCTGTCCGCCTGCCATCCCTTGCCCTCTATTTAATCTATCAAAATTGCTTCTACCTAAACTCGCCATTCCCCTGCGGGATATAATGCCTTCACCTGCTTGTGCAATAACCGGCACTTCGTCAGTGGCAAGACCTGCGTGTGCCTTAATAACTCCACCCTGATGAAATTTCAATCCCAAGATATTAAATGGTGACCATATCCTGCCTAAAGTTGTGCTGATTAACAATTGAGCAATCACCTGTCCTATAATATTCAATACTGCTTTTCCAAAATCAGCGAACATCTGTTTTGCATCATCAATCTGTCCAGCGAGAACATTGCCAAAAAAGTTGCCTAAAGAACTGGCCATCTGGGTAGCAACATTCTTCATTGTGTCATTCATCACATCCGCCATTGTCTTAATTTCAGTTTCTATCTTGATTTTCATATCCTTCCACTTTTGTATTAAAGCATCAAAATCCGGAAGAGGCATATTCTTCATATACTTATCTAAATCAGCAAACGCGGCTTTAATATCATCCAATTCGCCAAGAAGGCCTGTGGCTTTCTTGGTTTCAAAGACTTTTTGCATATTGGCTTGTAAAGTTTTAATTTCTGCTTCTATCGCCGTTATTTGTCCTCTAAACCAATGTGCCAAATCAAACTGGCCTAATAAATATGAATTCCATTTTAAAACATTGAGTATGGCAATAGTTAATTTATCATAGCCGATGCGTATCATATTAATGGCCTGTTGTGCTTTGCCTAACGCAGAAACAGTCCTATCACCGAACAATTCCATAGCACCAACTATTAAAGCCAATCCTGCGGCAATAGAGAATAAGATAGGATGCAAAGTCATAAATAAAGTAAATTTAGAAGGCAGAACTATCAGTATTCCTAATAATCTGACAAACCTGCCTATTACCATTAGCAAAGTTCCACCTATAATTAAAAATATGCCATTAAGTAAAATAGTCTTTACTATGGTTTCTCTGGTGGCCGGACTTATATTATTAAAGGCAATATATAATCTTCCTAATAATTCGGTAAAAGTCTTGACAGCAGGAAGCATACTTTCGGCAACAGTAGTCCTTAAACCTATAAAAACTGCATTTAGTTTCTCTGTCTGTCTGGCTACATCTACGGAATATTTTTCTGCACTCTTGAAAGCCAGTATCAAAGGCGCAGTCATTGCCGTGCCAGTCCATATCATAGTCTGGCCTAATATAGATATTTCCCGGCCTACTTGTTTCATTGTGCGGCCTAATTCAATTCCGCGCTGTGCTGTCTTTTGCAGGTTGCTCTGGAATTTCTGCATATTGGCAGAGAATTCATCAAGCAATTTAAGGTGAATATTTATATTGGTTTCATTCACAAAACACCTCAATCTTTTCGGTAAAATAATTATTCCAATAATCCCTATGATAGATAGTTTTACAATGGCAAGAACGGCATAAGGATATTAGATTTTTAATATCGCAATTCTTTTTATCGTAATCAATATGATGTATATGTAAATGTTCATAACATTCAAGTTCAGGAATTCCGCATAATTGACATTGGAAATTATCCCTTACTCTAACCCTTTCTTTTGTTTGTTTATCAAAAGAGGGAGTATACGGCTCATAGGATTTACCACCACGCCAATTATGATGATTTTCTTTAACCAACCATAAATGTGGGTTATCTTTTTTTATCCAATGGTTTTCTTTCATTTTTCCTCTTGTTTCAAGAGAACGTTTGCCACCTTTCAATGTTAAACCTATTTTTAAACGAGTTTCAATGGATTGTTTTGTGTCTTTCCTATTATTGCGATAAAGAATTAAAGCCCTACGACTATTAGGATTATTATGACTTCTTTGTGGGCATTTAATTCCTTTACCATAAGGATGATTTTGATTAACCATTTTTCTTCTCCAATTTGCCCATTATCTTATCCATAACAATCATTACCTGCGAAAACTTCATCGGTTGATTAAGCCAACCGCCATCGTTTGGGAGAAAACCATTTTTATATTCAAGATAAGCCTGCATATAATCCTGCTCAATGCCGCTAACTTGTATCATCGGACAGCGCGTAACAACAATATCTTCAACGCGGTATGGTGGCACATCAGCATTGCAACCGTATAGTGTCTTGCGTTGTGCATAACAGGTTTGGCAGTTTAAACCGTTAGTTACAGCCCAAACTGCCAGTATCAGTTTTTTTCTTGCTTTACACCCAAAAAATTTATCTCAACTATTTTGTTCACCAGTTCCAACACCACATTGAAAGGTATTGTTTCCAAAACCGTATCATCAATAGCGGCATAATCCTTGCCACTGAGATTTTTTATACCTTTCAAGCCTGCCTTGGCAATATCAAATATCCTGCCTGACATTTTTGACATATCAATAGCGCCAGTTTTGTCAATGGCATCTGCAAATAAATTTAATTTATCGCGGTTGGTAATATTACCGAGTAGAAATATTGTAGGACTTTCTGCGGTATCGGTTGTTGAGATAAACTCAATGGTTTCTTTTGCATCTATACCTTTTAGCATTTTTACCTCTTATTCAAACTTCAATTGTATCTCATCATTGCCTGCATCCTGACCTAAACTAAATGGAATATCGCGTGTTAAAATTCCATCCCTATCTGCGTCCGCAAGACTATCAATAGTCACCTTTGGCGCAGTAATAGTGCATTTGTTTCCGGAAGCGCTACCGATAACTATGCTCAATGCCTTTTGAGTTGAAGCAATCCAATCCGCCCAGAAGTCATAAGCGGCAATAAGTGCGGCCTCTGGATTGAAACTTCCTTTCGGTTTCCTACCGATTACCGTGAATGCTTTTATTGCGTTGGCAACACTCATATCATCACGCACTGCAATTTCATTAGCCACATTAACAGTAACATCCTGCACCACCAGAGTATCAATAGCATTCAAAGTAAATGCGGCGCTTTCTACAATCGGTGGTAAAGTAGTTTCATAAGTCGGCGCTGAAGGTAATGCCACATCAACCGGAGCATTGTAAAGGCCGCGCATAATGAATTCCAAAGTAGCATATTGGCCTGCAACGCACCTGACATTGATTGTCCCTACTGCACCTGTGATTTTCTTTAACACCGCACTGGAACTGTCCAAGTCATAAACATAAATTGTTACTGATTTCTGGCCTGAAGAAGTCGGCACATAAGTTACACTTGAACCTGCACTGGCAGTTTCTGCAAAAGAACAGGCCTCTAATAAATCACCTATCCTACCTGCCGTGCCTTTTGTGCCACTACCTTTGAGTTCACACTCAAAAGTTACTTCTATATACCTCTTGCCTATAACTGGACTGACTGGCGAAATATTATTGCGGATATTATTCCTTTCCAGCAGGTCGCCTATGTAATTGACTTTGACATTCTTCGCCTCAATTGCATTATTGGCTACTGTTGGTGTAGGGTCTGTGCCGTAAACATTCTCCTCTTTGGCCAGTAAAACCCTATTTCTTACGGTTTGCATATTCTTCCCTCCTTATCTTATTGTTGCAATTTGTTCAAACATTACATCTACATTTATACTAAAACTTCGGACAGGAAACTCCACAAAATCATACGCGGTTTCTTTAATTTCCAACTTATGCGCGTATCCGCCCAAAGTGATATCGGAACTTAATGCCTTCTTAACATCATTTTCTAAATCAAGAATGCCTTTGTCTGTGGTATCACCAACTATCTGCTTATCAACATTTGTAACCTTAATAAACCCTACCACCGCAATTTTGAAATGCAGTTTCTGTTTGGGATAAACATAATCCATTTCAATCAACCCCAATGGTTCAATGATTATACAGGGATAATTCACCATATTGCTACGCACACCCAAAAGAATTTCATAATTATTTACATAACTCAAATCTGAACTATTCTGCAATTGAGTTTTTAGTTGATTTAATATATCGCTTGGCTTTGACATCATTCTCCTTGTAATTCTTTGTCTATACGATTAATCATAATATCAGCAATTTGTCCTGCACATTCCTCTGCGGTAATTGACATATATCTCCGCGCAGGTATAGTTACTGATTTCTTCAATAAGAAAAGCGCCACTGCCTTTTTGCCCTTGAGCTGGAATAGGATTAAGTTTCCGGCCTTGCTATAAGCAAAAAAGGTATTCTCAAAATCTCTGGCACGACCTCTTGGCATACCTGCCGGAGTAAGTGCGGCGCGTAAAGGTATTGTCAACCAATTCACGCGTTTGGGCGTAATTGTTCCACCAGTTTCGTGTATATCAGCATAAGGCACTCTTTGGCCTTGCCTGACACCACTACCAATTATACCGTGCAATTGGTTGCCACTGTCATCCACTATACTGCCTATACTGGTGTGCAATCTACCAGAACGGACTTTCAAAATCTTACCGCTAATATTCATCTTTAACTGCTGTTCAATAAAAGCGGTAGCATCCACAAAAGATTTATAAGCAATATCATCCTTGCGTTTTGGGTCAAGTTGCGCAAGTTTATTAATTACACGGTCAACATCTGCTTTATCTATCTTGAGTTCTATCACCGTATCCTCTTATATCCTTGAATAATCTTATCTGCTTGTTTTCGTAATTTATCAGGATTACGTTCGCCTTCATCCACACCTTTCATTAAACCTTTACTCTCAAGATAATCTGCCGCACAAAGTTTTATACAGGCCTGTTCTAAATCAGAAGGAATAGTTGAATAACCAGCATTATAAGTGATTTTGATATTCTCAACATCATCGCTTTCGCTAAAAATATCATCTTCAAGAATGATCAATCCACCAATTCTATCAGATATTGAAATTTCTGTAGCATCAATCTGTGTATCAGAACCCCAAACCCTATCCGTATCATCATAGATACTGGTTACGGAATTCACTGGATATTGTTTCACTAAAAGTTGAGAAGTGCCATCACCTTTATAATATTCCGTATGATTAGTGGCCAGAAAAGTTCGTTGACATTCATTTTCTATATCTGCACTGACCATAGATATAAGATTAGTTAGCAAAGTATCATCATCAGTATTTGCCGTATTTATCCCAAGAAATAATTTGAGATTGTTCAATGTAGTAAGGCCACCTGCCCCTGCTGCGGTTTCCCAGACAATGCAAGTATTAGTTTTTGTAATTTCTGTTGCCCCAGCAGAAGGTGTGAAATACCATTTATCATAGATAGTTTTGGCAGAGGTTATGGCAGAAGCGACAATATGATATTTGCCAGTGCTATCATTTATAATACTTGCTCCTGTGATAGTTTCAATTACAGTTGCACCATCACTATCAAGAACCTCTACTTTAGATATAGCATAAGGGTCAAAATAATCTCCAGTTTGAGCAAATCTAAAGTTATTCCTTAAAATTATCTGATTGTTTATTACTGCACTTTCACGTTCTACTGACATTATTCACTCCTTTGTTATGGACTTATATCATAAGGCGTTGGCATCTCGCTTAATTTCTTGCCTGTAGTTCCCGAAGTTAAGTGTCCAGATAAAGTCTCATTCCAAACCGCATCTGCAATACTATCATTTGTCAAACTTGAACCGCCAATCAATGAAACTTGTGCATCAAGATATTTTCCAAATGAAAATGGGATAGTATGTCCTGTTTGCACTTCATCCCAAATATTATCTATATCAGTAGCAGTCAGGCCTGAATAGCCGCCATTCGTCAATGTCCTTTCCGCGACTGTCCATACTGACGCGGCCGTAATGTCATTGAAACCAGTAACGCCAGTCCCTTTTGCCAAAACAATATTATCTCCTGCCGTTAAAGTTCGTGTAGCAGAAGTCCACACAGAGGCCGCAGTAATGTCATTAAAACCTGTTATTCCAGTTCCCTTTGCAAGGACTATATTTGTGCCTGCTGTAAGTAATCTATTATTAGCGATTGAACTCCAAACTAAATCTGCCGAAGCCTGTGTTGTAGTTACTGCATTGGTTACAGAACCTACCGCACCACTTACGCTTGCAATTGTTTGCCCTGTTGACCAAGTAGTGCCTGTTAAAGCAACTACAGTAGTCGGATTACTCACATTAGCCCAGTTTATTCCGATATTATCAGATGTGGCCAAAACACTCGTTCCGATATTCTGATATGTCACTACCAGCGCCTGATGGTCTCCGTAAGTTGTGGAAGCATTATCCACCAAGAATATGTATTCCTCGGCTGTAGTTTCGCTTGTAGGTGGGTTAAACGTATAATAATACAACCCGTTAGTTGAATCCTCTGTTAAGTTAGTGGTTTTGTTCGTCCATCCCGAGGTTTTGAAGGTATCATCACTGAAATCATACCAGTAGCCATTGGAGGCCTTTTGGATTGCGAGGGTTATGGTTTCGCTACCTACGTGGTTGCCTGATGTATCAATGACATTATAAATTAGTTTAAAATTATCCTGAATATTACGTATGGCGGCAAATGCTAAAGTTGAAAACATCAGGAATAAGAATCCAAATAATAGAGATTTTTTTATCATACTTGCTCTCCTTCATAACTTTCCTTTAGCACTATCCTGTGTCATATTATTGTCCTTGTAAAATTGGCGATGGATAATTTAAGACAGTTTCTGCTGCCCAAGTCAAACCTGTATTATTTGCCCCATTATCAGGATTTCCATTATTTGCATTACCACTTAAATCCCAAGCAGTATCTAAATCTGCACTAACTCCGTGGACACCTTCATTCATTGGCCAATATCCTTTTAGAGCAGTAGGTTGTATCATTAAAGGCATACCTTTAATTCTTGAAGATGCAAGTAGAGCAATTTGAGAAGCAGTTAAAACTACATTCCAGATAGCAACTTCGGATATTCTTCCATCAAATTCATCACCAGTAGTGGTCAAGCCGATAAGCAAATTTTCTGAGATATCTGAACTTCTGGTAAGAGTTGCATCTTGGCTTATTGAATAACTTGGCTCTGTTCCATCTATATAAATATGAGCATTTGCCGCAGTAGTAGAACCATCATAGGTTACAAGAACATGATGCCAAACACTATTTGTAAAACTATTTAATGCAGTCGTTCTGAGTAAATCCGTTCCTGAAAAAGGTTGAGTAAACTCAAGAGAGTTTAATGAACCAGCACCTTCGCCATCTCCCCTGCTAAATATCCATCCTGAATTAGTTGCCCAATTTATTTTACTTACTATACATCCGTAACTATCGCCACCAGCGGAATCTGTATTAACCCAAGCCGAAACCGTTATCCCTCCACCGCCCTGAGCAACTAAATTATCTAAAGAAGCAGCAGAACCACAATTTACTTGGTCATCTGTGCCATCAAAATCTATTCCCGCCCAGCAATTATTTACGACGAACAATAAACTTAATAATATAACGGCAAAGTTTTTTAAGAAATACTTTAGCATCTGCTAAACTCCCAATATTATCTATTGCATTATCTATTTTACTTAAGGTTATCCCGCTTAAAGCAGTATCCTGAATTTTACTTTCTAAATCTAAAATCCTTTTATTCTCTGCCTCTATCTGTGCCTGCAATTCTTCTTGGTCAAAGGCGTCTTTTTCTGTCTGCGTCATTTCCCTTACTATGCCATTGTCAACCTTGTAATATTTAGTAAGAGAATTAAATAAATCTCTTGGGATTTCAAGAATATTAGATAATCCTACAACAATAGATGGGTCAGCAGAATACCATTTCTGGATTATTTTTCCTTGAGCATCATATTGGATATATTCTGGCATATTAACTCCTCGGTATTCTTAATCTAATTCCTACTAATCTGGCATCTGAAGTTAAATCATCTGAAGCATTATTAGCATCCCGATTAAATCTTATCGTTACTACATCTCCAGCAGCAACACTATCCAAATTTGCTAAAGTAATAGTAGTTTGAATAAGACGGTTTGCTTCTGTAGTATTCACATCCTCACTTGCACTATTGGTTGTGCCGACTGCTTGCTCTGCCATTGTATCGGCATCTGCTTCTGTTGTAGCAGATACCCACATTTCCCAAACACAAGTTTCATTTGCTCCTGTATCATTAGCATACCACAATACATCTGCCAGCCAGTTACCTGAACCCATATCATCTGGCACAATAAAAGTAAAATAGAGTATTTCATCGGTAGAAGCATCAAAGTCTGCTACATAAAATCTGGGAGTGCCTGTTCCTGTAGACTCAATTATAGTTATTGCTGGCGGGTTATTATCATCCAGCACTGCACCTTGAGGAAGTAAAGTAAAATTATAATAATCTGGTATTGCGGCATCAAGGTCATCCATCACTGTCTGCACATCTGTTCCAGCTGAAAAAGCAAATTCGTCAAAAAGTCCTATCATATATCCACCACTATCCGTTGCTCCTGTAGTCTCATCTAAAGTTGTAGTTCCTATTCCAAATTTAGTTCCTGCATTAAGTGTCATCTGTCCACTTGTCCAGTTGATTGCCACATCAGTTCCTGATAAATCAAATGTCCAAGTGAAATTAGTAGAAGCACCAGCAGAAATAGTTTGTCCAGATATTTCGGTTAAGTCTAAAGTTGGGGTATAAGTAGAACCTGCACCAGAGGCAGTTCCATCTATACCCGTTCCATCCGCTACGGTTCCTACATAATTTGAGATTGTTGCTTGTTTGTTATTGAAAGTATTCCAATCCGTTGACCATAAGTAACCATTTGTAGTCGTATCTGCTTTAGGGATGGCTATTGTTAAAGTCGCCCCTTCACTTCCTGCCGCACCGCCTGTTAAAGGGCTTGTAGTAGCCACAGAAGCCACATAATTGCCCGATGTATAGGTAGTTAAGGCAATATCATTACCAGTCCAAGATTTGCCTACTGAAGTCGTCCAGTAACCTACCGTAGAGTGGTCGCCCCAGCCATAGGCAGTATTCCAGTTAGATGAATTATCGGTAATGGTAGTCCAAGTGCCTGATGAGACTTTGCCTAATCCTGTCCAAGCAGAGGTATCTAACCCAAAACCGCCTACTGTATTGCCAATAGCATTACCTGCCCAAGTAAGACCTGAAGATGACCAAGTAACAGTCCAGACATTTGAACCTGCTGATGTAGAATTACCGCCCGCACCTTTCAAGGTTACGGTTTCTGCTGTATCACCTACTAAAAATGGAGTTCCACTATCACCTGCGGCTGTCCAAGAATTGCCACCTGCAGCAGTAGAATTTATAGTAAGTGTATTTCCTGTAATTGAGGTAGTGACATTTGTCCCGCCTGCGATGGTAAAAGTTTCAGCAGTATCACCAATTAAAACAGAACCAGTGTCAGCAGCGGCTGTCCAGTTGTTGCCACCAGCACCAAGAGTTTCTATTTTATCATATAAGGATTTTTTTGAAGCGGCGTGCACAGTATCTACACTCCAAGCCACTCCATAAGTATCATCAACAACTTCAGTAGGAAATTTTCTATATAATAGAGAATCTGTGGCAAAGCAAGTTGAGGTAAGGAAAAGGAGAGATAAAGTTAGGATAAGTTTTTTCATTGTAATTTTTGTTCCCTGCGCCAAATCAAAATCTTCCTATGTATCTTAGTCATCTGGCGTCTTGACAATTTCCGTCTTATCATTAAAAACCACCTTATCTTTTTGAATATCAGTTATAACTTTTCCATCAACCATCTGACCGATAGAATAAAACTTACTATAAATTAAATTACCACAGTCAACTTTTATATACGCAAGAGCCGACTTTTTATGGTCATAACCATTAGGAAATAATGTCAGGCGCAAAATCAAAAGACACAGCATAGCCGAAGTAATGGTAAAGTAGCCAATCCTTCGTTTAACCAAACCGTTGGCACTATTGCTGGTCTTTTGCATATTCTTCAATTATCTCCTTTAACCGTAAAGCGCTTTTTTCCCAAGTAAACTTGGAGTGCATTCTATCACTGGCCTTCTTGGCCTTATTCAGCGCCTCTTGGTAATGATTTAAAACATAAATAACTTTCTCAACAAAATCTTTAGTATCAGGTATCTTTAATTCAACAACAAGATTATCATAATTAGTCAAGGTATCTTTGGTGGTATTATATTTAAGTGTGTAACCTACCTCATCATCAAAAAAATCCTTACAACCAGTATAATCAATCCCGATACAAGGGCAACCAGTAGCCATCGCCTCGCCCAAAGGTAAACCCCATCCCTCGCCTAAAGATGGAAAGACAAACAAATGTGCCGAATAATACAAATTCCTGACATCCTCATAAGGCAAACGCCTTGTATCAAATATAATATTCTTATATTTGCCATATTCCCTGTAAGTATTGAATAATTTAGGAGTAGGTATTTTATTCAATATTCTTACCAAAGAGATTAATTTGCCTTTCTCATAGCAGATATTCTTCCAATGTTTGAAAAAATATTTAATGGCATATCCCCAAGTGGATTTAGACATTGTAGTCTTAAGGTATATTTCTACTTTAGGAAACTGTTCAACTATCTTGATTAGTTCCTGCACAAATATATACCCCTTGCGCGGATTGGGCGCACCAAGCCAAAGTATCCTGAATTTCTCATTGCCCTGTGGAAGTTTTCTTTCTTTATAAGGATAAAGTTCCGGCTCAATACCTTCCCAGCAGACATATACCTTTTTATTGTAATTCTTCTTAAATACATCCCTGCAATATGAACTTGGGACTATCAGCATATCCGCATATTTCAATCTCTTGATATAGGATACTGGTAACTCATCAAACTCCCACATTGAAAATAGGATATTTATTTTGTCCTTCAACGGATAGAAATGGTCGGCTGGATTTATATGCAAAACCAGTTTAGCGTTCTCATCCAAGTCAAAATATTTCTCCGAATATTTCTTGAGCATTCTGCTATGTGTGGCATAACCCAAGATGTTACCATAGGGATTTTTGATATTGGTAAACCAGTGCAATTTTATCTTTCCGTTTTCGCTCATTTTGTCATTAAACCGCCTTTAACTAATTTCATTTCTACATAACATTTCTGGCATTTAGGTATCGGTTCTCTGGCGCTCACTTTAACCTCGTCCCCACAAACAGGACATTTATAAATTGACTTTGTGGTCATCATAGACACCACCTTTTACATCCGCCAAAATGAAACATCATAATTTCTTCATTAGTAATGGTATTTATTAATGCACCGTTTTCTTCCATCTTAATGTTTGGCTTGGGAGAGTGCATTGCCCTCATCCCTGCATATAATCTGTCACCTTCTCTCCATTCCCTAAACTCAACCCTTAACTTACCATTTGTCCTTGCCGCAATTACTGCCCTTGTAAACTGTATTTCATCAAAGGCTGAATAATGAGTGCCTCTTAATATAGTTTCCCAGTCAGACACATTCTTAAATAAATTATTCACTTCTGGAATATTCCTCAACAGAGAAAATATTCCATTCATCTGTTCAGGGTCATTGCCAAAGATGTCAAGGTCATTTAAAAATTCATCAGTAACAAAATGGCTCAACCGGCCATAAATAACATCATTATTGGTGTATCCCCAAAAATCGTATCCTAGAATTAAGTCCTCAAATATAAGTCCAAAAGCTGGATGGAATTCACTTATCGCGCGACCGTCAATTCTTTGTTTGCCGATTAAATCTACTTCTATATCTAGTTTATCTTTTATTCTACGTTCCAATTCTGTTCTGGTCATAGAAACAACTTTTACATTACCACCACCTTGTATCTCTTGGTCAGTAATAATAATCCAATCCCAACCATCTTTGGCTTGCATATTACAGTTAGCGATATATTTATCCATCCAATCATATTGCCTATTGAATATATCCAATAAGAATATCTTTTTTAACATAGCCACTCCGATTTATTTTTGACAGCCGCAAAATGTGGCTCACTCATTTTTAATTGTGTCTTGTATTCTGCCAATGCCTTATTCTTCAATTCAATTTCCTCTTGGGTAGGGATTACCTCTTTTATGCCTCTTGCGAATAATTCTTCTTTTGTATATGTAGAATAATAAATTACATTAGCCCTGAATAATTCTTTCGCTACTTTGTTGACTATATCGTGCGCCTGATGACCACCCTGCAAGGCCGGTGCATAAACTACCTCTGGATTAATATATTTCAATCTTTCATAAAGCAAGTTTTCTGTAAGGTCTACATCCCTGATACCCATAAACATTACCGACGCACCTAGTATGGCCATCGCCCTGATACTTTCCCTACGGCGTTCAAGCCAATCTGTTTTAACTCCATAAATAGTCTGATTAAAACCATCCGTAATTATTATCACTAAAGGTTTTTCTCTGATGATTGTATAGGCACAAAATAAGCATTCATCGTCATTGTGGGGTGCCAAAACTACTTTAAACATCAATTGTCCTTTTATAATAATCAAGCGTGCGTTTCATTCCTTCCTCAAATCCTATGCCTGTTACTACATTCCGCGCCTTAGTAATATACTGATCGCATTGGCGTTCGCCTACATATACAGGTGACTTGGTATAGCCCAGATAACCAGCCATAAATTTGAATAATTCATTGATAGATACTAACTTGCCATATCCTACATCCACAAGGCCAGTCACCTCTGAAAAGGCCAGCCTAATCAGCATATCAACTGCATCCTCTATATAAACATAATCCCTTTTGGCCGTGCCATCCCCGACTATCTCAATATCTTCATTGTGCAACATTTTTTTGGCAAATTCATAAACTACATGACTTTTAAATCCTTCACCAAACAGATTGAACAGTTTTACATTGATGCTGTTTGGAAAATAATCTGTTATAATTTCGCCTAATTTCTTGCTCAAACCATAAGGACTAACACAAGGATCACTAATGCAACTTGCCACATTGACTAATCTCGCGCCCTTATACATATCAAATATCCTGTAAGTTCCCCAGACATTGACATTAAAATAAATCTCTGGGTTTTTGATGCTTTCCGGCACGCTGGTCAAGGCCGCACAATGTATTACCATATCAATATCAAACTCTTTTGTATAAAAGAAAATATTTCTACCTAATTTTAAATCTAAACCGAAAATGAAATGTTCATTGGATTGTGTTAATTTTTTAACAATTGCCTTACCTACAAATCCTTCACTACCAGTAATTAATATCTTCATTGTATAAATATGGTAGCCTTCTGCCCCTGATTATTTGGTATTGTATATAATACGCTTTTATAATCAGCCATATCAAATATAGCCTTATAGCGTTCACGCTCACTATCATCAAGCATAATAGGTTTACCTAATTTAATTGCCTCGCCAAAACATCTTACCCTTTCTCTGCCGTCAATAATAATGAAATCCGCACCTGCGGTATTGTGAATATGCTTAAAATATCTTTCGTCAGTCAGGGGATATAAATTAAAATCTATATTGAATAAATGCAATTCATTTGCTATCGCCTTAATCTTGTCATGCCATTCCTGCGTATGTTCCATAGTAATGACTTGTCCTACTCTCTCCGCAAGCCAGATGGTAGAGTAGCCTGTTCCCCATTCAAAGATGGTATAATTTTTATTCAGGATTTTTTCTATTTCTGCTATCGTATTAGGCGACCAGTCGGGCTTGTATTCCATCTATAATCTCCCAAAAGATTTTGTTACGATTACGCAAAAATTCTAACATCCCTGCCTCACCAGAATTGAACCATTCCTCTGTGGTATGCTGAATTTTATCATTGGTGATTATCTCCCTGCCCATAAGTTTCATTTCGGTAACCATACGGCAGGATACATCATAACCATTAGGTAAATAAACTATGCCCTTGCACTTAGCCATCTCTGCCAGAGATTGTTCATAAGGCAGGCCTGCTATTTCAACATATTCCAACCCATTTTCCTCACAATAAACTATTGCTTCCTTATAACCCTTCACCCAAGCTCCTGCCTTTAAAATAAAATATTTATTAGTCTGCGGAATATCCTTAAATGAAAGTATCAAATCAAGTTGTTTATCGGAGAACACTCCGCCCATAATCTCCGAAGGCATTGTTTTCAGTTCAGGGAATATCCTGCAATATTCATTCCTTTGCCTGATTGACTTCCAGAACAAATATTCTGCTCCAAGCATAAGTTTTATTACCGGTATTGAATAACCTTGCGGACAATCACACTTGCCTTTCATAAAGTTATGCAAATGAATTGACCTATATACGCAGTATTTATAATCGCATTCCTCAATTACATATTGGCAATATTTGGCAAGTTCAGGCATTATCGTCTTGTCCATATTATAAAAGTTGCCAATTACAAGAAAATCATCTTCCCTTAATTGGCTTAATTTCAATTCATTTGATTTTATTTTTTTGTAAGGATAGGGACAGGTATCAATATGCACCTGAATTGACAACTCTGAACCACCTATATATTTATCTGCAAAATTATCAGCCACAAAGATTATTCTCATTTAGCCTTATACTCCACAAATTGATGGTGTTCACTGGCATCATTGGTATCTACTGTAGTAATAGGATTAAAATACCTGCCTATAATTTCCCATATATTAGCGCCAGCATCACTATCGCCTAATTCATAATCACTATAACCCCTGCTACTCACCAATAGACTACCGACAGGATAAAGCATTTCCGTTAAATTAATTAATATATTTTTTAGTTCTATAATTGGTATATGCTGGAATACGACATCGGCAATGACATAATCAATCATTCTTATATTTTTTATGTTATCAATGGGATACTCTATGAGTTTAAGAATAAGGCCATTTTTATCTTTTAAATATTGCTTTGCAAAATTAATCATATTGGGATAATCATAACCTATAAGGCGTGCCGGTATCTGTGTTTCAAGAATGTATTTCAAATTCCTTCCCACGCCACACCCAAAATCTAAAACAACCTTGTCATTAAAATCAAACCTATCAATCATAAGTTTATTCGCTTCAAATCCGCCAGTGTTCTTATAATGAGGGTTAGAAATAAAATGCTTGGCTTCCTCAATATTCGCTATTTTAGACCAGTCCATATTATTCCTAACCCTCATCATAGTGTTATCCTAAACGGCTAAATTTAGGCAGTTATAATCTTGGTAAAGGCCGTTTCTCTACCCAGTGATAACGCCCACCTTGAAATCATACGGAAGCGAGTTTCATCTTGGTCAAACAAACCGTATGGGTCAAGTTCAAGCGCCATAGCACCTATACGCCTACCGATGATATACTTCTGGAAATCGCCGAACAAACCAAAGATACATCCTGCGCCGGAGTCAGTCACGGCAATTTTCTCGGACATCAACCAAGGATACCCCAATATCGTAGATGGCATTGTGTCAGAAAGCGGTTGCATAATCGGCCTGTTAGTGCTGTCAATCATCCCGCGCACATAATGCTGTGCTAACCTATTGAGCATAAACCTTGCGTTAGCGAGGTCGCCTTCACTCAATTTATAAATCGCTTCGCTCAACTTTGTAACGGTAATGGTTGACATTGAACCTGCGAGATAGACAATATTAGTCGTCAGGATGCCGGAGCAAAGTAGGCCTGAACAAGGAATACCAGTTCCATTCAATGCCTTATTGTCAATATCAAGCGCGATGCCGTAAGCAAACTGTTCAGTCAGGATAGACGCGATATCTATTCTGCTGTCTTGAAGTAATTCGTTAGAAGAAATTGCATAAGCGGTGGCCTTACTTGCTGTCAAGGTAACACGGTCAAAGGTAGGATCACCTTGTGCCATTGCAACTGCCTCACCTTTCCAATTAACCGTAGCAAGCGCGGCTTCGGTGGGTATATACATAACATCTGATGTCATACCCACTATTCTTGCTATCTGCAAAAAGAATGCTCTTGACCTTGCTAACTGCACAATATCCCACTGGTATTCAATAGGAACTAAATAACCACCTGTTGCTACTGCGCCTTCAGCCAAACTGGCCTTAACATTCATCTCGGCCAATGCTTCTCTGGCTTTAGGATCATTGATTTTGGGATGCACTGCACGCACCCAAGCAATGAGGAACTTGCAGAATTTATTTACTTCTTCCTCTTTATGGAATGCGTCAAATCCGGGTCTATCAATAGACTTACTTTTGATAAACCTACCTTGATGATTTAAGTTGTAGCCCAAGAAATCGTCTGAACCTATCATCGCAGGCATACCCAATTTGTTGAGAGGTAACGCCTCAATCTTGGTGACGCGGTCACCGATTGCCTTGATATCGGTCGTGGCCTTCTCAACACTTTCCTTCAAGGCCTTTGTGCCTTCTTCAACAGCACCCTTGATAATTGTTACATCTGCCAATAATGATTTTTGGCAATGCGGACAAACTGTCGCATTTACCTCAATATCCTTTTGGCAAAAAGGACATTTTTTCATACTATTTATTCTCCTTTTGTAATGCCGTTGAAACCATTCCTGACAAATTATCCTTACTTAATAGTGCAATAGGTCTTTTGACCACACCTTCAAGGACTTTTAGGAAAGTCTCATCAGCGATTAATTTCTCAATTATAAGTTTTGTATTAGAATCGATAACATCCAAAACCTTCTGCTTAAATTCCTCTGCCAATTTAATATCTTCTGCACTTTTCTTTTCCCACAATGAATGACAAATTGCCGCCGCTTGCTCTGGCTTTTTACCTTCATCAATCAGCATAGGGATACATCTATTTATAAAATGTTCTTCGGTTTCGTTATCCTGTGGTTTAGGTTTTTGTTCAATGGCAGGTTCTTTCAATTCTCCATTCTCAAAACTTTTTATTGCCACTTCCAATAATTCCTTTTCTACCTCGTGAAGATTTAATATTATATCTCTACGCTGTTGGACTGCGTGCCTGTTACTTGGCACAAGCACCTGACTTATCTCAACCAATTCCACATCCGTGAATTCCCGGTTGTAACCATCCTTGGCTAAATCTTTATCTTCATAGGCAAATGGAATAAATCCAATGCTGAACCCTGCAATATTCTTTTGTGCTAAAACCCAAGCCCAATCTGCCTCTGGATTGCCTTCATTAGCATAATATTTAAATTTTGCCTCAAGGCCTTGGTCAGTAACCTTAATATTCTGCGCTTCGCCTATCTGCTTGCGCAGATCATCATATCTGTGGCTACTTAATAATACTGGATGATCTTTATAATATTTCAGCCGCTTTTTGAAAGCGTCTGCATTTATTTTTTCTTTATCCCTGTCCACATCAGCAGTGCTGACCACCACATCCATTGTAAAGTCTTGCTCATTAATTGACTTTACTATACCCTTATAAACTTTAAAAACTTTATCCATTGGTTATCTCCTTATTTTGGCTCATCAATGTTTACTCGCGGAATATCATCTATATCAACGAAATGAACATTGTAGCGCTCAAAAATATCGTCAATCCTATCTTGACCTAAATTCTTAATATCTAATAAAAAGCGTTGAAGCATATCAAAGTAATGCTTGCGGTCTGCCAATATTTTTAGACTTGCTTCGGATGTAGGATAATCTGTTGTATTACTTACCGCGTGCCAATCAATCTTATAATTGACTTCATTTTTAGTTATCATATTTATCACCTCATTCCAATATTGGTATAACTGTGCATCGGCAATTTATAACCTCACCTGCCTCACCAGACATATCTCCGGGATACATTAGGCCATTAGCAAAACGCTGTGACATTAGCACCGTTTGCCCTTCAAGCGCTTGATGGCTTTGTCGCACAAATTCATCACCGGCCGTCAGCCACTGCTTTTTTGGTATGCCATTTTCCTCATAATAAATAAAACTTCCACCATTCACCGCCCCTGCGGTTTCTGTGCGTGCAATCATCAAGGCACGGCCTGCCGCCATATTATAAATATCACGCACCCTATCGGCCAATTGCATTATAGTTTCACCTGCCTGAACACCTTCCGTCAGTGCTTCTTTCATCTGGTTTTTGACCGTTTGGTTTATGCGTGTAATTTTCTGCGCGCTCATTGCAAGATAATTGCTTAACCTTGCATTCAATTCCTCATCAGCCATAGATTTTTGGCCTATGAATTGTTTGCCGAATTCAATTCCTGCCTTCAATGCCGCCAATATATATGGCATTGTCTTTTCTTTTAGTTGAGTATCCTCATCAGACCAGTTCATTCCGGCATCGCTCAAGTGATTGTTGATACTGGTGAGCGCCTTTTTGCGTTGTTCATAAAAGTAATTCTTTACAACAGAGGCCAATCTATTTTCTAAAGGATTTTGATGTGCTAAAAATTGCTTCCAGATATTCAAACGCTCAAATTGTTTTTGGGTTAATTGCTTCCCCGGTTGTGTTTCAGGTGATAAATTGATTGCCGATGATAAGCCACCTTCACCTGCTGGCATTTGGCTAAACGATATCCACCATTTGTCACCCCAAGGATAATCCTCAAAACCAAGACCAAGTTTTTCATTGACATCGTTCAATGGCACGCCGATTGCTATTAAAGTTTGCGCCGTAGTAACCTTTTCCTTAAAATCTTCCTGATAGGCCACTACTTCACTTAAATCAAACTTGGCTATCATATTTGGGTTATATGGCTGGACAATATATTTATTCAGGACATCCGTCATCTTGTGCAAAGATGGCATTATGGTATAATTCCAAAACATCTTCATCTGTCCAATAAAGGTGGCATAGTTCAGGCCTTCAGTGACATTAAAGAATGCCTGCGGCACGCGCCAGATGCCAAGTATCTCTTGTCGCGCAAATTCCTTCTGTTTGACAAAATCCATATCCCTATGCGTAGGCACGACTGTTACTGGCTTTAGACCGCCTTCCAACACTGCTAAACGGAATGCCTTGCTTACTCCCTTATGGCGCTTTTCAAGCCATTCGGTAAGCCGGTCTATTTGTTCTGTATTTAATGTTTCATCTGTGGATAACATCATTCCCGGAGTGGCATCATTATCAAAAAACTTCTTGTTGAATATCAATGATTGCCAATCTATATCAATCACAGTCTGTATTGGTTTGGTAGGCGCAACGCCGCGCAATAAATGGTAGGGGTTAAAATCACGCGTGTGTATTACTTCGTCAGGACTAAATATAGTTTTATTAAAACCAGAGGCAAGATTATACCGCCAGCCTACTAATTGTCCTTTATCCAAAATTTCCTGAAAGTTGGCAGGATTGAATATCCAAAGCTCGGCAGGCAATTTTCTTGCGCCGGTTAATTGACCGATACTAATATTCTTGATTATATTTGCTTCGCCATAAAGCGCTAAAAAGCCAATCCACGCCTGCACGAATTCGCTTTCTGTCATTAAGGGGTTTGGATTATTGAATAAATCAATGATTGGGTCAGAAGTAATTTCTCTTTTGCCGGACTTATCATAAAATTTTAAATCTGCCTGCGGCACATTATCGGTGATTGCCTTGATTGCTTTATAGACATTACTTATCTGCTCATAAGGTCTGGTTACGGTTTCACCAAATAATTGCTGTTCGTGTCCGGTGAGCCACAACTTCTCCCATCCACTGACTGTTTTTTGGACAATGCTCTTTAGGGTTTCAATTTCTTTTGCCCGAGCAAGTCCTAATCTGTTTAAAATATTATCTAATATATTCATTATCCCCCTATCTCGTAAATCATTTGTCTTTTGCCTTTTAAATATGCTTTTATGGCCAGACAAAAACTAAAGAAACAATCGCCGTGTCCTTCATCTGTTTCAACTGCCTGCAAATCATTATCCACATTTAGCATCTGCCGTTTTTGCCGTTCCTCTGGCAATAGGCGCACTTTGCCTTGCGTAACTATTTGGTCAACGCCACTGGCCATTTCAAATTTTTCTTTGCTGGTAAAGGTTACACCTTTCATTTGCGCTGGCAAGTTGCCTATTTCCCTGAAGCCTTCAAACTCCGCGCGCGTATCATCATAAAATAAAGTTATTATACCGAATGCCTGTATAGCCTGTCTGCAATAAGCAATCTGCTCTTTATAATCCCAACCATCCATCCACTTGCTGTGTAATTGTATTAATTTACCTGTGCTGTTTAGACCTAAAACAAAAAAATGGCTTGGATGAGATTTCTTGCCAATATCCAAGCCTGCATATGCACCTTGTTTTAATTTAGGCGGCCTATGCAATAAGTAATTTTTAATCCGGTTGCAGACAATTCCATCATATTGTTCTTCCTTGAAAAATCCTTCCTCTGCGCGCACCGGAGAACAAAGCATTTCTTTACGATATGCCTTGTCACCAATGGTATCGTGTATCTCAATAAGCCTATCCTTGCTAAAGTTTTCCGGCCATAAAGGTGTGCCTTTTTTTTCAGCAGGATAACTGCGGTAAAAATATTTCTTCTTGGTGGCTACTTTGGCAAACAAATCAAGGCGATCTTGTCTTGTGCCTGTCAGATGGAGTTCTTCGGTAGGCATTAATTCAACTTCTTCAAAAAAGATGCGTTCTATTTTTTGCAGTTGGCTGATATCAAGACGCTTCTCCGGGTCTTTTAAAATATCATCAAGTATCATTTTGTGCGGATGCCTGCCGCGTTTAAATGTAAGTATACCGCTTGGTATGCAAATAAATTCCTTGCCGTCTTTGCCATAATGAAGAATACTCTCGGCTTCGGTAAGGTCTTTATAATCCCCAAAAACTTCCGGCAAGGCATTAATGTAACGCTTCAATCTTTTTAAAGCGCCAATGGACAAATCTTCCACATAGCCCATATATTCCATTTCCATATATGGCCGGTCTAATGTATAAAGTTGCCAAGCAACATATCCTAAATGCACTGTGGATTTTAAAAATAGGCGAGCGCTTTCTAAAACTGTATGAGAATAGGCCTGAAGAATTGAACACCATTCAATAAGATGTTTTCCGGGAAGGAATATACCTTCAATGCGGTAAACCCCAACACTGAATATCTCAAAAAAGAACTGCCTGAAACTATTCTGTGGGGTTTCCGTTATTGATTGATTGGCGCAGGTAATCTCGCATTGTTCCGGAGAACTTTGCGTCGTCTCCAACAAGTTTTCCATTACCACCGACCTTGATAAAATTTTGTAGGGTTATACCTTTTTCGCCTTCAATCTCTGCGCGTGCCTCTTTGATTAAGGCGGCTATCATACCAATATTGCGCTTTTCAATTCTGGATAATTCATTACCTTCTTTGTCATAATGAATTTTATCTAAACGCCAAGTGAAGGCTTCGTTAATTGCATCTTGCAGTAATTTAAGGCGATTGATTTTTTTGGCAAGGGGATGGGATAAAACTCTACGTTCGGCTTCGCGTTGCATCCGCTTGATTATTTTCTGCCATTTCTTATTCTGGATATAATTATTAAAAACATTAGCAGGAGTAATTTCAATATCATATTCTTCTTCAAAAATATCAGTGCATCGTTGAGAATTATAACCTACGGCAAGTAAAGCGCAGAGGTTAAGTTGGTCTTTAGCGGATAGTTTGTGTTTGCTTCCCTGATCCGGCATTTGATATACCCTCTATATATGAAACTTTTACTGTAACCTCAAGCAACACAGGACTATGCTTTTCCAAATCCCTACCCATTAATTCTAACTTTGCTATCTCTAAAGCATCCTTGCTTGAAAACTCAAAGGTAATATGTTTACCACCCTCTTTATCAAGATAGGTCTTTTCCAGATAGCCGATTGCCTTGAATTCTATTTCAGGCATAATTAAAAAAGCCTACTCCCCACCTGCGCAGGAAGTAGGCTTAATAAAAAATCTGTCAACTGCTGTATACAGTCAACAGATTAATTTAAAACAGGGAGCGACCCTGTATCTGATTAGAGCTTGCCTTATATTTCTTCTGAAATCAAGAGGTTACGCTTTAATAGACCAATTACAAATCTTGTTATCCTATCCTTATCCAATCCACCCCAATTTACTCGCAGGCACAAGGCTCGCCGATAAAGCAACAAAATTTTGGGCTGTAATTTCTTGATAAATGCGATTTCTTCCTCTGTTGCC